TATCTATATGGGAAAAATTAAAGGATTTCTCTTTGCCGTACGACACAGAGAAATCTTAATGACCGATTTGGGTTTAACGACATGTATAAATTTTTGCGTATGGCACATGAAAAACTTCTTATGTGTGAAACGAACTTACACAGGTATGGACTATATCTTGCAATTCCATTAACTTTAGCAATGTAGATAGGAAGGTTTACAGCGCTTTCATATTTTGTAGACTTTTTCATAACTGTATCTTTAATGTTGCGGCAAAAGTATTATGAAGGTGTGCCAATTATTAGCACTGGTTGAAAAAACTTCTGTTTTTGTGAGTTTTTATAAGAAACAATTAACCTGTATTGATAATTGAGTCAGCACGTCAATATCTTTGCCGGCAAATAACGATAAAAACTTGAGATATGACATTGTACGAATTATTGCACAAGGTATCGTTTGACGAGATTGCGCCATTCTTGTCGAAAAGCTATGACGCAGGCAGAAGATGTGATTATTTAAAGGAACTCATTGAGAAATATGATTTAGCGAAGGGCCTCAACCAACACAATAGTATAATAAGCATAAGTGCCTAGCCAAAGCATCCTCTCCAACCACAAGAACTTGAAACCTTGCAACGTTTGTTGTACAGAAGTGTCAGTGAGCCACAGTTTTGCTTGAAAGCAGATGATGCTCTTGAGGAGGACTTGCGGATAGATTTCGCTTTTTACAGTATGTAATTTAAGGATAAGGTTAAACGACATTTTAAATCAAGATTATAATATGCTCTACTTGAGCGAGAAGACCGACAACTGGAATGAAGGGTTAAACCCGGAGCTGACTTCCGACATGCATCTCATATATCCGTTCCACAACCTCTATGAACATACATGCTTCTCAATCTTTGACCTTTTATGGGTGCGCGATTTTAATGTGGAAATCTCCGTGGAATACGATTATGCAACATATAAGGAGTGATTTTTTAGCATGGATGTAATGACTAAAATTTTTTGTAACTTTGGTGCACACCAACACTACATGCGCTCTCTTCCGTTGCATCTCTCACAGAAAGAGCTTTGTTCTTGCAATGAATATGCCGACTTCGAACTTACGCTCCGTCCCACCTACGACTTCATAATGGAGTTGCAAAGATATGGGACGATGATAGAAGTGATGGAACCACAATCGCTAAGGCGGACCATGAAATGTTGTATAAACGATCTTTGCGAATTGTATAAAAACGATTAATTGTCAAACTAAATAATATTTATCTATCTCTATTTAAGATCTTATCTATGGATAGATAAATCTCTTCTTCGGTTTCGTAAGGAATAATTGTAAAATATGCATTACCATTCAGCATAGCAGATATGTTTGATTTTCTTTTATCGTAGAAAATGTAAACGGGTATGTTATGCGCTTCGGCATAGGCCAACTCGTAACCCACGCCATGGGATGGGCAGGTGCATTCTGCTATTACGAGGTCGCAGCTTTTCAACCACTCGGTATCTCTCTCGTAGATATGTACATCAATTTCTTTTGTTTGAGCCTTCAAACTCATATTCGATTTTCCAATGTGTTCAGTGAGCACTATATCCGTCTTCTTTATATAATTGATAATCTTCTGATACAAAGTTGCATCAACCCGACCACCTCGGATTGAACCTGCAAAATATACTTTCTTGTTCATGTTGTTTGTTATTTGTTTAATTTTTATGGATAACTATTATTCTGATATGTTTTAAGGAGGTTAAATTGTAATGTTACTGATTACCAGTGTTCTCCATTTTACTAATGCAAAGTTAACAAAAGTCTTGATTTTTTACGTCATAAACTTGACTTTTATATTGTTCTTTAACCCTTTTCGTGCTATAATCCATTTGTATAGTTGTGATTGGTTTTGCCAATGCACGACTACTTATTCGTTATTATCGTTATAAGATAGATTTTCCTCAAAATTAAGTGTCTCGTGCGGTACGCTGTTAGGCTTGTTAGCCTGCGTAGTTCAGTCACTATTGTTGTCGCTGAAACATCGCCGATGATGATCCGCCACATATACCAAAATGTTTTGGCTCCAGACTTGCGGTTTCGAATATTTTGCGTATATTTGCGGTATAACCAATTAAATAATTAGATTATGCTTATCGAATTTACAATATTTGGAGCCTTGTTCTTTGTTTGCGTAGCCATTCGTTTTTTAGGCGAGAGTATACGTGATGAAACGAAACGTAGTAGTGTTGCCCGTAGAATTGAGCGAGAGGCAAAGAGGCGCGAATTGGAGTTAAAACGTGCAAAATTAAAAGCAAAAAAAGAAGAAAATGCTCGCAAATGGAAAGAATTTAATAAAGCTTACAAGGAAATATTAAAGGGCAATTACTAAAATTCATATTTTTTCAGGGCTTATATAAACAACATTCTTATTATGAAAAGATTAGAAATGAACGAATTGAAAGCAAAGATAAAGTCTCTTGCTGAGCGTAACCGTTTAGCAAGAACCGACGAAGAGTATGCCGCCGTAGCTGCAGAGATGAGCACTCTAAAAAGTGAGAACGAACAGGCTTTCACCGAAGCTTTGGAAGCTCTTATTAAAACTACAGCAGATGACATCCAGGAGCTGCACAGCTGACACATTTAAAAATACTAACAGAATGTCCGGAGTACCGTCCGAGTCTCCGCAACGCCCATAAACGAATTATGGTCGAAGTTCCTTTGTATAAAGGAATTTCGACCATTTGTAGTTGCGGAGGCAGGATTGAGCTGCTATTGCTGATATATTCTACCCTCTTGAGGCAATAGCTTTGGTTATACATTATTGCATTATTAATGGTCTCTATTCTGTCCATATTGCAGGACCATGTCAAGCCTCGCACCAAGTTCAGCATTGACATTTTTTAAATCTTCTATGCGCTGGTTCTTCTCCTCTATGAGCATTTTCAGAGCTTTCACCTCAGCCTTTAACGACGTCACATCGGTATTTACATAGCTACTATTAACCACATTATAGTGTCCGTTTATAGTAGGTACGTCCGACGTACCGTCCGACTTTATTAAGATATCCTCTATTGAACATCCCAAGACTTCAGCCATTCTCACCAATGTTGAGACTTTGACATCTGGTCGAGCATCAAAGTATGTTATAGTATTGTGCGTCTTGGCTCCCCAAAGACTCTTACTAAACTCACCAATACTAATACCTGCTCGCTCAAGCAGTTCTCTCACTCTTTCGCTTTTTACCGTATTATTTTCGTACCTCATACTTAATAAAGGTTAAATCCTACTTTATTAAGGGTTAAAATCTCAACAAAGTAGGTATTAGTCCATTTTTGTTTATATCTTTGCAGCAAAGTTAGACACTTAAAACGATATAAACAAGCAAATGGAACAGATTTTCGATTCATTGTACCTGGAGGGTTATTTTGCTAACCTTTCAAAAAAAGAAAAAGGCAGATACCTTAGACACCTGATGGTTACATACGATTTGAACTATAACACCATCCGACGTAAGCTATCTGGAGTCGCAGCTTACCAACTTAACACTCTCGAGCGCATGGCTTGCACGGAGGCTATAAAAAAGGAGGACTTATGGCGATACTAAAATTTTTGGAGTTTTTCGTTACGCCGGACGGCTTTGTTTACTACAAGAAGCCTGGCGAAGAGTCAAGACGACTCACAAAGTTCAACACCGATATTGTTGACGAGCTGCACAATGTCATCAAGACGAGGTTCCCAGAGGGATACGCAGCACTTGCTAAGCTATATCGCCGTAATACCTTCAAAATGGTTGAACGTTTTATACGCTGCAACTTTGGCGAGCACGACCTACTGACTCAAGACATCGAGCACGATATCTTGCACTTTGAAGAGGTTCGATGCCCGCTACGCGGCATGTGTGAGTTCGAGCGAGTGATATGTCGCCCTAAGACAATGGTCAACCTCTCTAAATGCGAACGAGAGATAGCCGACCTCTACCTCGAGGGACTTACATTTACACAAATCGCCGAACGGCTCGGCAAAAATGCACATACTGTCAAAGTGCAGCTCATGCGCATCAAGGTCAAATGTGGCGTTAGTCATTGTCGCGATATCATTAGGGTTTTACGTCTTAACAACTACTAAGTGGTTTTGATCTGCGACACGTGCAAACATAAGTGCAACTGCATTAACGGACGCTTTTGCCTAATTAAAAACAAATATGTTGAATACATTAATATAGAGAAATGCGAATATGATAACAATAGAACAATACATAAAGCATATCGATAATCTGAAGGAGATGGGCGTGCTGTCTGAGGACTTTCACATTATCCAATATAAAGATGGCTGTCTTCTTGGTGTAAATGGTAAGTGCGAGGCTTTTGAGGACAAACCTCTTGACTTTAAGGACTACGTCTGGTGGATAGACGGTTGGGCTTTTCGCCCGGACTCTGATGCGCGGATAAGGCCCACTGTAACTTTTGATAATGATGGCGCACTTGAGCTTAGGGATGCTCCCTTTTTCAGCAAGTTTATTGCTCCGCTGTGTTTTGGAGACAATGTCTTTCGAAAACGAAAATAATGTGTGATATCGTGTTTTGTGGCAATCAAGCGTTGCCACTATCTTTGCACAGAGAATAAACCCAAGCGAAATGATTACAGTAGAACAAATATTAAACGCAACAAACGGAGGTTTGGACATTATATTGTCCATATATCCGCAGGCGCGTGACTGCGTACACCAGAAGAACAAACACTTCTCTATACGCAACGAGCGTACACCGTCGGCCTCTTTACGACAATTCAACTCGAAAAGGTATGGCGCGATTTGGCAGGTCACGGACTTTGGCGGCGAAGGTCGTGGCGAAAATGCCATAGACATCTTTATGCGCGAGAATGGCTACGACCGCTCACGCTTCAATGAGGCGATACTGAAGCTGGCGGCACAGTTCGACATACGCGATGAACTTGACCGTTCCGTGAACCGTCCGGAGATTCGCCAGCGGGAGGCTCGTGCCGACGAAAAAGACGGTACACGCTCCTTCGAACTCAACGAGAAATTTACAGACGCAGAACTTAAGGTTCTTGGCCCGAAGGTTACCCAAGCTGACATTGATGCATTGCACTGGCACTCCGTCAAATGGATTACCAACGTTAAGGACCGCAAGGTTACTGTCAAGTATTCTACCGAGCACTATCCTATCTTCATGCGCGAGTGTGTTATCAAAGAGGCTGTGGGCGACCAGCCGGAAGAAAAATTCTATAAGGTTTATGAGCCTTATAACTGCGATAAAGGCTTCCGTTTCTCGTATACGCCTGCAGGTGCAAAGCCGCGCTTCTATATTAACGGGCTTGCGGAGCTCAAGAAGGCATACCGTGACTTCAATGCCAAGGAAGAGAAAGAGTGGAACGCAGCACACGAGGACGGCAAACCGTACAAAGAGCAGAAGTTGCCCGAAGCGGTTATCTGCTCTGGTGAACGCGACTCGCTTTGCTGCAAGTCCATGGGCTACTTTCCTCTGTGGTTCAATTCCGAGACCTATCAGCTCTCAGTCGACGAGTATAAGGAGATAATGAAGTACGTCGAGATACTCTACAATATACCCGATATCGACGAGACGGGTCGTCGCAAAGGCAGGGAGCTTGCACTGCGCTTTATCGACATACATACCGTATGGCTCCCAGAGAAACTACAAACATACAAGGACAACCGAGGCAAACCTCGCAAGGATCTGCGCGACTGGCTCGAGATACACAGTGAGCGTAAGGATTTCCGTAATCTGCTAAGAGTGGCCATGCCGGCAAAGTTCTGGGTGCAATACTACACCAAAGAAGGCAAGATGAAAACGGAGGTGGATACAGCCTGCCTTTATAATTTTCTACAACTTAACGGCTTCTATGCTCTCCATGATGACAACTCTGCGGTGACGCAGTTTATACGCGTAGAGGGTAACACTGTGATGCGCGTCAATGTCAAAGAGATACGTGAGTTCATCCGGCGATGGGTTGTTGATAGATTCGAGGACCGTAACATCCTCAACCTGGTGCTCAATACTACTAAGCTATCTCCTGCAGCTCTTGAGTCGTTGCAAGAGATTGACCTGGACTTCACCAATTACACTCCAGACTCGCAGTTCTTCTTCTTTGCTAACAAGACTATCGAGGTGTGCGTGCCTACTGTATCTTGTCCGAATGGGTTGAAGGAGTATGATCCAGGTGCAGATAGCTTACACAACTTCGTTTGGGAAGAGAGCGTCATTCCTCATAGATACAAGGCTTTGCCCGATATGTTCCGCATTACGCGTAAAGAGGGTGACAATGGTCAAGCATTGTTGGATATAGATATCCTTAACGTGAAGAGCAACTTCTTTGGCTATCTTATCAATACCTCACGACTATACTGGCGCGAGGAAACGGAGTTACCCTTCGACGATGACCGCGAGGCTTCAGCGGCATACATCAAGGCTCATCCGTTCTGCATTGATGGTGAGGGGCTGCAACCTTACGAGATAGCAGAACAAAAACAGAATCTCATCAATAAGATATTCACATTTGGCTACATGCTACATCGATACAAAGATTATGCGCGCTGTTGGGCACCGATGGCCATGGACAACAAGATAGGCGAAGAAGATGAATGTAACGGACGCTCCGGCAAATCTTTCTTCTTCAAAACGCTCTCGTTCTTGGTTAATACGGTTAAGTTGTCCGGACGCAATCCGAAGCTTATGGACAATCCTCACGTTTTTGAGATGGTCAGCCAGTTTACAGGTATCCTGCTGATTGACGATTGCGACAAATATCTCAATCTTGGTCCGTTCTACGATAACATTACGAGTGATATGACGGTCAATCCGAAGAATAACAAAATATTCACTGTAAAGTTCGAGGATGCGCCTAAGCTTGCTTTTACCACGAACTATGTACCGCAGAACTTCGATCCGTCTACTGAAGCTCGCTCTCTGTATATGGTATTCTCCGACTGGTACCATCAGAAAACCGAGGATAATGATTATCGAGAGACACGAGATATTCGTTCTGACTTCGGCAAGACTCTGTATGACTACGAGTATAGTGAGGACGAGTGGAACGCCGACATTAACTTTTGGCTTCAGTGTTGTAGGTTTTACCTCTCACTTAAAGACTCTGGCTTAAAGCTGCAGCCACCTATGGCCAACATGGTGAAGCGTCATCTTAAAGCTTCCATGGGCGCCAATTTCGAGGACTGGGCTGAGGGCTACTTCTCGCCCGACGGCGAACATCTTGACGAATTCCTGCCACGTGACGACGTCTTCAACGAGTATCAGCGCTTTGCTAACGTAAACCGAATAACAATGCAGGCATTCACCAAGAAGCTCAAGTCGTTTTGCATACTATGTCCTTGGATTGACTGCATGAATCCGCCTGACCTCTGCAATACGGGCGGTCGAATACAGCGATCAGTGATGGTGGCACCAGACAAGCGCAAAACTAAGGACATGATTTATATACGCTCTATCCCATTAGACACCAAAACGGACGCAACCGAACAAGACCTTTGTTTCTCAACAGAAGACGAGAAACCTTTCTAATATTACTTTATCATTTCGCTTTAATCTTCAATGGGTAGGCGGGCTGCAGGTTTTAAAGACCTATGCAGCCCGCCTTTATTTTTATCGCAAACTCGCTTGCATCATTAACAGACTGTTCCATTCTTCCACAGGTTTTTGTAGGCTCGACTCTCATGGCGGCCTTTTGCTCCCCGACACCCCTTTATTATTCTGTACAAAAACTTTGTGATTTTGTAATGTGATGTTCCAAAAAATCAAAAAGATAAGTAAATTAAGGGGTTACGGCTTGTTCACAAACTATCACAAAAGCCTTCACAACTTCATCACAAAAAAAATAAGTTTGCAACACCATTCGAGCCTTATATTGGTGTCACATTCTTCAATGTGCAATCACAAAACGCAACACAAACTTTGTTTAAAGTCAAAACACTGATAGCCATTCACTTAGCCATCATTATCATACAAATCACAACTTCACAAAATTTTCTTGCAACTTTATACTCAGCCATACGTAAGGTAGAAGAAGGAGCGCACAGAAGACAGAATTATTAAGACTTTTATCTCTACAAAGTAGGTTTATTGGTAAATTTTTCCTACTTTTGTAAGGTAAACAAAATTTCATCTTAAACCAAGTATCTGTGTCAAAATATCTCGTCTACATCTCCTTCAAGCCGTTCATAGCTCAATGGCTGCGCCATCACTTCGGCGACCCTGTAGTGTTCCCGGCTCAAAGCGCAGAGAATGCTTGCATCCGTCATTTTCTCACGCGCCAGCCTGGTTCGTTACCGCTGACACGTGGCGATGATGATGTTGCTATCTGCATCCCCGACTCAAAGCAGAAGCCGGTCGTCACCTACAACTACCTTTCTGGCAATGCCCGCAAGGCTGTTGCCGAGTGCATCGAGGACACATTCAGGCTCCAGCTTTGGCGCGATCTCGCCGACATCGAGCTGTGCCAGTGCACACTACTCTCTGCTGTTAGAGCGTGGTGCGAAGCTAACGGCATAGATGTCGAGTACGACTACACGCTAAAGATGCGTTTCCAACGTATGCGCAACTCCTACCTCAAGCATGGTGTCGACCTCAGACGCAGATCTCGAGTGCGCGACAATAAAAACTGTTAAATATTCTATAAATCACACGGATAAGATGCCCATTTTTGTTCGCGCCCGTTCGTCACTTATGTTCAACATATAAATATAGCTCTATATGAAGTCGATAAAGCTCGTTAAGTCTGTAGCTTATGCTTACAGCACCCAACTCGAAGGTTCGGTCCTCATCGCCAACCGCACCATCCGCATCCCATCCAACATCTTGTGGCGCTCAATTTGTGTCAAAGACCACCCGTCGATGGTCTCGTCAACCAAGACTGAGGATAAGAATAAGGTTGTCACCACCACTTTGAAGTTCCTGACGCCTGACGATTTGAATATAAAGCGCCGTCATCTGGTGTTCAAGGTGACACTCATCGACGATCGTCAGTTTCTTGTTGGCTCCTCTGAGCGGCCTTACCCGTCTGTAGAAATCACCGAGAACTGCCCCGATGCTGTCAAAGAAAACCAGCTCAACGAGGTCGTTGTTACACACAAATCTCACGAGATACCCCCATATATTAAGGTATAGCAGTATTTTGTACCACATACTTCTCAAGCTACCTTTGTCGTAAATATTTATCACATGGAATATAATCTCGTCATTTCAGGCACTATTGGCAGTTGGTGGAACGGTTGTTCTGCCGACTATGTCCGTTATGTGCTCAATAAGAATAGTGGTAAAGAAGTGCATGTCGGCTTCTGCTCACTCGGCGGCTTCGTTAAAGATGGCTTGGAGATTAACCAGGCTTTCCGTGACCACGGCAACGTACACGCTCACGCCTTCGGCATGAACGCATCTATCAGCACTATCGCCATGCTTGGCTGCAAGACTATAGACATCGTCAAGGGCAGCTTCTTCCTTATCCACAACGTGTCCACTCTCATCTACAAGTACGAGCAGAGCAACAAGGAGCAGATTGATGCTTTCGTGCGCAAGCTTCAGGCGCAGCGCGACTCGCTCAAGAACTTCGACGACGTGCTTGCCTCTATGTACGCCGACAAGACCGGAAAGTCTGTCGATGAGTGTCTCGCCCAGATGAAGAAGGGCAACTGGCTCACCGCGCAGCAGGCTCTCGACTTCGGACTTGTCGATTCCATACGCGAAGACAAGGAGGCTGAGAAGGCAGCCAACGAGTTTACCGGACAATTTACAAACTCTTACAACATATCTCAATTTAAGGATGCAGGCATACCGCCACTACCTCAATCACTTGCCTCGGAAGACGCAGCAGCTCGTGTCGCGTCAGTGGTTGACGGTAGCGGCAATCCAACTCCGAGCTTCATCGAGAAGACGTGCGAAGGGCTCAAGAACCTCTTCCGTAACCAACACGCATCAAAAACTTCAAACAAAATGATTAAAATCTTTGCTTGCGTCATGGCATTGCTCAATGCCACTGACGGTTTCGCAACTAACGAGGATGGCAACATCACCCTCACCCAGGAGCAGATGAAGAGCATCGACGATCGTCTTCAGGAACTTGAAGAGAAAGACAAGACTAACGCAAAGGCGGTGTCTGAAGCCGGCAAGGCTGTCAAGGAACTCAAGGATCAGCTCGCCAAGGCTCAGAACGAGTCCAAAGAGAAGGATGCTCAGATCGCAGCTCTCAAGGCCTCTGCTGGCACCACTACTGTTGATAATCCTGCCAACAGCGAGGAGAGCTTCACTGCGCAGGACGTGTTTAACCTTATTAAAGATGTATAACTATGGCTTCTGTTAAAGTAGGCAATATTACATTCAGTGCTGAAGAGCTCTCAACGACTTTTCAGACCTACCGTTCAGACTTCCTTATGATGCCACTTCTCGCTCTCGGCGCACTTGCAGAACATTGCTCTGTACGCACCGGCATCCGCTACCGCGAGACTGTTGGCGAGATGTCTGGCAATCTCGAACTCTCTAACTACCAGAAGACAAAGTATGAGGACGCAGCTGTAGATATTACACCGCGTGTCTTCCAGACTTTCTTCGGCAACGTGGTGGCAGGCATCGACCCCAACGCCATCTACCAGAGCATTTGGGGCTCTAACGTTACTAAGGGCGACGGCCTGAAGAACGTGCCTATCGTCGTTCAGATCTGCGCATACCTTGCCAAGAAACTTGGCGAGAATATGTTCATGAACGCCTTCACCGCTAAGCATGATCCCGCAGACTTCTCCAAGACTGCGAAGTGGTTCGACGGTTTCAAGACTGTTCTCGAAAAGGACGCTGCCGGAACCAACGAGCTGCAGAAGGTGCTCATCTCGACAACTCTCGGCAACCTCGTAGAGGGTACTGATTCTATCACCAAGGACAACGCCGAAGACCTCATCAAGGAGTTCTATTGGAGTGGTACCGATGCTGCCGCTGCCAAGCTGCGCTCGCAGCCACTCAAGCTCTTCCTCAGCGATCAGGCTTACCACTGCTACACCGAGTGCTATCAGGTCAACCATGGCTCGCTGCCGTACAACCAGAACTACGACAAGCGCACTCTTGAGGGCGCAAGCAACGTAGAACTTGTACCACTGGCTAACGTTCCTGCCGACTTCATGCTGCTCACTCCGAAGTCTAACATCTTCCTCGTGTTCAACCAGCAGACCGAAGACGAGAAATTCCTCGTTGAGAAGTCGCTGAAGAATCACTATGATGTAGACTTCATCGCCAACTACTTCTTCGGCACGCAGTTCCAGAGCGTATCGCCCGAGGTTCTGCGCTACTGGCGCAAGAAGGCCTGAACGAGGTCGCTAACATATTTGTTTAACATTAAAACTTATCATTTATGGCAAAATGTACTGGCGCCGCATCTATTTACGGCGATATCTGTTTCACACCGGGAGCGAAGTCGCTCCCTGGTGTACGTGGCTGGGTCTTCGGTATTGCTAAACGCGACATCTTAGGATGGCCAACCATCGGCTCGGAGACACCAAAAACGATGGACGCTGTCGCTAAGTATACCGGCGACTTCAAACTGGCTTCTGACAAGAAGTGGCACAAGATTGGTCTCATACCTAACGAATCGCAGCTGCAGGTCGAGTCTCAGGGCACTTATGGCTCTAAGACATTCAAGGTCACTGGCACCGCTGTCATTCCTGGCACCGAGGAAGCTGCCACCGGCTACATCTCTCTCGCCAACAACGACGAGATGGTCTACCCCTTCATTCAGCGCAACGGCAAGGCACGCATGGTGGGCAGCGAGGCGTTCTCTCCTGAGCTCACGCTCTCGCAGGACCTCGGCAAGGCTGCTACCGATACCAACTCTACAACAGTGCAGGCTGTTGTGTCTGACGAGTATCCAGCTCCGTTCTACCCGGGCAAGATAGAGACCGAGGACGGCGACATCTCCGGTGCTACCGGCCTGCCGATTGTTGTCGCTGCATAGCGTTTTCTTTTTCGCACAATAAATAGGTTTAAATTATTTAATTGGTTAACTCTGGGGCGGTCCTCACGATGGCGATCGTGGTGTCCGCCCTTTTAATTTGCTTTACAATGATAGATAAAAAACTCACAGAAGATATGCAGGCGTGGCTCAACGCCGAGAAGCACGACCGCGAGTCTGTTGCCCGTGGTGCGGAGATGGTTCTGAAGCTCACGCGCAACATGTCGATGTATCAGACCATCATGCGCCGTCCAGAGCGTTTTGAGTCGAAGGTGCGCTACGAGCTTCAGAAATTCTTGCCTATGCGCCTCGAGAACATGACTACTCAAGATGTCAAGTTACTCGATGCCGAACTTACTCCACAGATAGCAGCTGCCATCGAAGAGCAGGTTAAGTTCGAAGCCGAGCACAAGGCTGAGGAGGACAACGACACTGAGGTTCCTGAGGGTGGCTACCTTCCTGCTGCTTCCGGCATCCGCCCCGACCATGACGATCTTCCAGAGGATGTGCGCAACATCTGGGCGGAGAACAGAGAGCGCTGGCTGAAGATTAAGAAGCTCTACAATACTCTGCTCACCTTCGACCAGCCGTGCGACCGCTACGAATATCTCAAGCAACTGAAGGACTTGTGGTACACCTACAAGAGCGAACTCGGACGTTATGACGGCTACGTCGCTCCTTCTGACGATGCTCAGGCTGAAGGCGAAGAGCCTACGCCTGCCGATATCGCTAAGAACATCGCCAATGCGCGCTCGTATATCACCAAGAACGTAGACCGCCTCGCAGAACTCCGCCGTCTGTCGCGCGAGTCCGACGATGCTACTAAGGAGCTCGACGAGTACAACAAACTGCTCACAAAGGTTCGAGCCCGTGTTACCGTGCTCAACGACAACAACGCACCCATCGGCGATGATCTGAAGACAAAGCTCAATGAAGCAGGCTTATCCCTTCCGTCCGCTGAGTGACGTTTCCACTCAGTACCATCTCGGTACTGGGCTGCACACGCTCGGCTTGCTCAGATGGATTCTGAAGCAGACCGGGCGTGCCGACGTTTACGTATCTACTTTCTCAACCTCCGACGCTTTCCTCTGCGGTTTCCTACGTCTGCGCCGGCGCAAGCTGATAGCCAACGCCACGCTCGTAGCCGACCTTAAGGCTGCACGCAAGACGGTGCAGCTCTATCGGCTTATGCAGAGCTGTTTCGACCATGTGCATCTGGCGCAGAACCACTCGAAGATAATGCTTGTCAAGAACGAGAACTATCAGGTTGCTGTTATTAGTTCTCAGAACCAGACCTATGGCGACCGCGCCGAGTGTACAATGATCACTACAGACCTCAAGGCTTACTACTCGTTGCTTGCCGGTCTGGGAGGCATCGTCGACAAATCACTTGAGCTAAATGGATTATTCCAACGACTTACTGACAAAGATAGAAAACTATGCGCGGGAGATGATGACCCCGACGGAGATATCCGCCCTTTTGGGTATTGACGAGCGTGAGCTGTGCGACGACATAGCCACTGTTGGCTGTCCTGCACGCGCGGCTTATGTTCGTGGCGCATCAGCCACGGCGCTTGAGCTTCGCCGCACTCTTCACGATACGGCGCTTGCCGGCTCTCCTTATTCTATCCAGGAGTGTCAGCGTCTGCTTGCTGTCGCTCTGTCTGCTGTCACTTAGCATTCTCAACATTCAACACTCTACATTATTATATATATGCTTCCAGTTAACCTCGATGAATATTCGCGCTATGTCACCCTCGACGATGCTGAACTGCGTCAGCTCCGTGTCGCCGAGGGTGTATTGCTGCGTCTTCATCGCATACGCGGCATGTATGCCTATTGGTTGCAGTTCCCGTCAAAGGTTGACAACGACCTGGTGCAGTACGATATGGCTATGTTCAAGGTGTCGCGCTCTCTTGCTTACGAGGATCTGCATCTGGTCAAGGTGCTACTCGGCAATCTTCAGCAGACTACGAAGGAGTTCATGCGCTGGAAGATTAACAAGTCTCTCGAGCAGGACATCGCTGCAGCACGTCGCGCCGGCGACTTCCGGTCGGTGGCTGCGCTCTCTAAGGTGCTCGTGGCTAACAACCGCACCGACAAGGACGACGAACCCGACCTCGAATTCGACAAGATAGTGCCTCAGAACTTCGAGCCGACAGACGACCCTACGGTTCTCGGCATCGAGCGCATCCCTGACCTGCGTGGCAAGATACGTGCTCTCTACAAGCGCTACTCCAACACTATGATACAAGATGCTGATTTCGAGGAGGTAAAAGAAGAGATAAAACCCGACGAAGATGAGTGATTGCATTGAACAACCAAACCTTCAGTATTTCAACGACGCGCAGTATTACGCACTCGCCATGAACACACGCGACGAGGTAATCGTTGCCGGACGTGGTGTGGGCAAGGGTGCTATTCAGGCGCGCCGTCTGCAGTCGTGCTTTCAGGGTATGCCCGGCTCCATGGGTGGCTTCGTAGCTCCGTCCGTCAAGCGTTGCCTGACCAATAACCTGCCCTCCATGCTCATCCACCTCGAGCGATGGGGCTTCAAGCGCGACCTACACTATGTCGTGGGTCGGCGACCGTGGAAGAAGCTCCACTGGAAATCGCCTATCTTCACGCCGGCGAACTGGGAGAACACCATCAGTTTCTACAACGGCTCCGTCTGCAATGTCATCTCGCAGGACCGCTCGGGCACGTCCAACTCGATGTCGCTCGACTATCTCATCATCGATGAGGCGAAGTTCATCGACTTCGAGCAGCTCAAAGACGAGACCTTTCAAGCCAACCGAGGCAACGAGATGTACTTCCGCCATTTCCCTCTGCATCATGGCATGACCATCACTTCCGATATGCCTATCACCAAGAAGGGCTCCTGGTTCCTCAACTACAAGGATAAGCAAGACCCAGAACTGGTGGAGGTCATCGAGGGGCTGGTCTACCAGATATGGAGACTGAAGCAGAAGCTGCTGAAGACTCCCGACAAGCACGAGCAGATCCAGCGACGCATAGACGAGTACAACAAGCAGCTCAACTTCTTTCGCTCGCAGTGTTTGCTCTACCGCGAATATTCATCAATCGAGAACCTCGCACTCCTGGGCGAGGAGTTTATACGCCGTGCCAAGCGCGACCTTCCACCGCTCACCTTCGCCACGTCTATCATGTGCCAACGTGTGAGCATATCGGCTGACGGCTTCTACGGTGGCATGAGCGAGACCGCCAACCTATACACGGCACCCAACGAGAGCGTGCTCAACCTGCACAACCTCGCCAACGCCGAGGGTGGTGCGCTACCTAACGATTGCCGCATGGATGCCGACCGCAACGACAAGCTGCCGTTGCTGATAGCCTTCGACACTAACAACCTCATCAACTGGCTCGTCGTCGGTCAGGTGCAAGGCTCGAAGCTGCGCGTGCTCAAATCGTTCTTCGTCAAATACGAGCGCAAGATTCCTGAGTTGCTCGACGACTTCAATACGTACTACCACTATCATCGCCGTCGTCAGATCATCTTCTACTACGACTCTACCATGGTGGGCACCAACTGGGGCTTGCACTACAACGACCCTCATAAAGAGGTGGTGCGCACGCTGCGCTCGATGGGCTGGGCGGTGCGCGAGGCTTATCTCGGCAACCCGATGAACCACGTACAGAAGAACGCTCTCATCAATAATATGTTTCGCGGGCGTGCCCGTCTGCAGGTGCTCGTCAACCGCGACAACAACCCCGACCTGCTCATCTCCATCACCTCTGCCGGTGTGTACAACGGCAAGAAGGATAAGCGTGGAGAGAAGCTTGCAGAAACCGAGGAGGATAAGCTGGAGGCTCGTACCGACGGTTCCGATGCCTTTGACGTGCTCTGCATAGGCGCGGAGACCAAGCCGGTGTTCCAGGGCACCGGCGGCACAACCAACACATACGGGTAATATATTTTCACTCATTCATTAATAGTTTATATCTTTTATTAGCCGCTGGCGCGAGATGCGTCGGCGGCTTTTTATTTATACCTTACTAACAAAATAGTTAGTAAATAATTTGCATACTATCTAAAAAATTAGTACCTTTGTATTGTTCAATTAATAAACATCATTTATGAAAAAACAAGAAACAATCAAGATGAATGTCACTCCCGACGAGGAGGAACTCATCAAGGCAATTCGCAATTACTGCAACAGCTATCCAAATGGTTATCCCGAACTGCTCGACTATGCAGAGGATTTATTCCAGCGAATGACTGATATGCCGAAAGACTAAGAACAAATGGTTCTCCCTTTGGGGAGAGCCTTTAACAAAAAGATATAAACTTAACGATTATGGAAGTAGTAGTAAAACAGAAACAAGAGAAGATTACCGATATGAAGAAGCGTATGCGTGACATTTACCTTGCTGTGTCATGGCGTGAGATATCACGCACGTACTTCGACAAGTCGGTGTCATGGTTCCAGCAGAAGATGTACGGCATCGACGGCAATGGTGGCGTTGGAGGTTTTACCCCAGAAGAGGCAGAGCAGCTATACTGCGCTCTTAATGACCTCAGCGACCGCATACGTCGTGCTGCGGACAACATTAAAGCTCCGGCTACTGATGTGCCGTTTAATTGAACACTAAGTCGCCGTTGAGTTTACGGCGCACACCAGCCTCGGAGCCTCACGGCTTCGGGGCTTTTTTGTTGGCAATTGCCAACCTCGCACCGTCTCGCCTTACCGCTGATGAGCGTCCTCGATGTGGCGGTGTTTTTCACGATGGGCGCAAAATCGACAAGCCAAAATCACATACTCGGCACGACTGCCGGCATATTCCGCTAAAGGCGAGGGCGGCAATTGCCAACTCGGCGCAGGGCGGTGTAGTGCTGCATAGACAGAAAGTCTTGCACCCTGCAAAATCGTAATGCTTAACTCGTTGATTTTTAAGCATTACGATTTTGCAGCTATGGAAAAGGTACGCGAAAACGCGCTCATTTTTCAATTCCGGGCTTCTTTTTATTGCGGAAAAGAAGCAAAAACGCTTGCGAAAACAAGTTTTCGAGTGGTATTCTCCGGTAGAGAATGCTATTTTTAAGTTCAGATCTGCATGCGTATCTTTGCCGTAGGTTTTTAATTATGGAAAACCAATGTTGTTTAGTTTTAATTGATTCAGTTATTTTTTCACGTTTATCCTTGCCGCTGGCGCGTGACGCGTCGGCGGCTTTTGCATTCTCCCTTCACGGCTCACGCATTACCACATAGCGGTAACATCATTACACCGCTTTGGTTACATGACTACCACATAGCGGTTACATGGTTACCAGGTTGCGGTAATCATGTGGTCGGCAAAGACTTGAGTTTTTACCAATATACGAGGTGACGTAACTTTTCAGGTGGAGCGTGGGCGGCTTTATTTGTTTCTGCGCAGAAGTCTCGCAATCCAATAATATGTGAAATTATTTTACTTTTAGTATGCTTTTTTATCATATCTATTAGTTGCTATCTCAAAAAAAAACACTTACTTTGCAAATGAAACCAATTAATATTTTTACTATGAGTCGCTTGAATTATAATATCCGAGGTTCGTTCTCCTTACTACTTAGGGAACGTCCGACTTTTATTACTGGCATGAATTCTCTGTTCGGTGTGCGACGTCGTGCAAGTTTACACGATTATATGAAGGGCAACAATGTTGACGATATGCGTCAGGATTGGATTGCTGTAGGCAAGTATATACAAAAGTCAATGCAAGCTTATGGCAGATAATAAGAAACAGAAAGAAGTGGTAAGACCGGATGTAGAGCAGGTGCTTGCGTCCATCGATCCTGATAAGCGCAGTGTCATTGTAAGTGCAATGGTTGAAATGCGCCAGACTTTTAGCGGTCCATTGCCTCGCCCTGCGGATTTCAAAGCGTATAAGGAAGTGTTGCCAAATGCTCCGGAACGTATTCTACTTATGGCAGAGAAACAGCAACAGCATCGTATCGACTCAGAAGAACGGATTATTAAAGCAGATATTCGCGAGAGTATTTTTGGTCAGGTATTTGCTGTGCTGCTCGTAGTTCTATTCCTCGCTGCAGCGGTCTACTTAGGTATTAATGGACATGACTGGCTTGCTGGTATTGTTGCCACTCTTTCTGCTACGATAAGTGCTATTTTTTACTTGAAGTCAACACCCAGTAATAAGGATTTGGACAACATAGATAAGAAATAAATTTTGTTCTTGGAGCCTTACGGCTTCGGGACGTCTAAAGAATTCACTGCTGCAAGTTTCTAATTCGCAGCATTCATTATATTAAAGAGCTTATTGGAGCCCTCGGTGCGTGACGCATCGAGGGCTTTTTATTTACGCAAATCTGCAAACTATTTATAAAAGTAACAAAAAAGTTAGCTAAAATTTTGGAGATTGATAACTTTTTTGTTAACTTTGCATTGTCTTAATAAAACAAGACAAATAGTTCTTTCAAATCATGAAACATTCAGAATTAATTAGAGCTTTGATAAAAGCAGGATGCTCTATCAAGCGGCATGGTGCCTCGCATGATGTTTGGGTTAATCCTAAAACCGGAGACTTTACAACAGTTCCAAGGCACGGAAGCAGGGAAATCAAAACAAAGACAGCAAAGACTATCTTTGATGCCCTCTCTATCGACTAAAAGGATGGCTGCCCGGCAAGTTCCGGGCGGCTTCCTTATCTGAATGGGTAACGGGTGAAAGAACTTATTTTGTAGACAAAATGAGTTAAATATATACAACATGAAAGTTATAGCCAATGTAAAAAGAGAACCGGGCGAGAAGAATTATTCTTGCTTGTTGACGGTAAAACCCATAAAAGGCACAGTTCTCGGCTGTGGCTCTTCAGCAAAAGCAGCCATTGAGGATATGCTTAAAGGGTGGAATGAAACTACAGAATACTTGAAAGAGGAAGGCGAAGATGTTCCTGCACTCGAAATTGAGTATCGCTTCGATGTCGGCTCACTTTTCAGCTACTACGATTTTGTTAACATTGCAGGTGTAGCTCGAGAGATTGGTCTTAATTCTTCCGTCATTCGCCAATATGTCATTGGCACGCGCAAGCCAAGCGCAGAGCGCAAGAAGCTAATTATCACAGGGCTCAAGAGCCTTGCCGACAAGATGCAACAAGCGGTTTTATATTGATTTTGTTTCATGATACATGAAAATAAAATACATGAAAAGAACTATTTGGGAGCCCTCGGTGCGTGACGCATCGAGGGCTTTTTATTTCCATTTCTCTCCAATTCACCCAATATTGGAGAGTTTTTGCAAATATAAAGCCCGACCTCCATTTCTGGTGGTCGGGCTTGCTGTGGTTGTCAAACATGCTCTATGATAGGGACAGCAGTTCGCGTCCTATTTTGTGCAATCCGTTTATTATGCGCTCGCGCTGCTGTGCGCGAGCCTTCTTCAGTCCGTTGGCGTAGTGGCTCAGTTGTCGTTCGTTTACTCCCGAAGCTCGCGAAATGGCTGCAAGCGAGGCGTAGCGCTCGCACGATCGTATGAGCGCAGCTGTGTCGAGGTGATAGACCAGCTCGTAATCGCCGTCGGCGAGCCATTGCGGTATCTCGTCGCCGTCGGCTTCAATCCCTTCAAGGTGAAACCGAAGTGTTTCGGGCACTTCCTTCTGTAGCTCGTCATAGGTTTTGGCAGTTATGACGATGGCTCCTGGCACGTTGTCTGATAATGTGGCTCCAAAATTATGGTCGCACCATCTCACTTCTACAATAATCTTTTCCATTCCAATAATAGGTTATTTGTTGTAAAGGTAGTAAAAATAATACTAACATGCAAATTTTCCGCCGTAAAAGTATTGACAATAATACTTTTTCTCGCAATTCCTCGCTTTCCTTCAAAAATTCCTTGCAAATTCCTTGCACGTTTCAATCTTAATGTCTACCTTTGCCATCGCTAGAATTCTTATGCGGAGCACTCCGCATGAACAAAGGGCGAGACGATATGTTCAAGCCCGACCAAAATATTTATTAAGGTTGTGGGCTTATTTTTTTGCCCATAACCTGCCGCATCGATACGAGGGTAATTCGCCCTTTGTTCATGCGGAGCACTCCGCATAGTGTGGAGATGCAGACAGAATACGGCGGTTCGCCTTCCACGTGTTTTTATTGCCCTTTGTGGCGGAAAAGCATAAGAGTTCTAGCAGACGAGGAAGTGCGAGCCGCTTTTTTCGTACCCCTACGTCAAACCGTACCCGACGGATTCGGGCAAAAAGGCTAGAACTCTTATATTATGCAAACATCTGCATCTATCCAGCGCACCGCTCAACTGCGCCCGTTTAGCATCAGCACCGCCTCCATTAAGGCGTGGCTCAACGGAAAGAGCAAGTTTTACACCGCCATCTGCGAGTTCGAGGTGACACGCCGCGAGGTTCTGCGCGTTCATGCTGCGCTTCTGTCTCTCGGCGTTGGCGCCATCAGCGCCGAGAGCAGCATCCTCGCCGCCCTCTGCTGTGTAGTCCTCTCGGGCTACAACGTCTACAAGTTAAACCAGGAAGAGAAAGGAGGCGAAGCATGAACGAACATCCATTCTACAACGAACTTTCATTGGTTCTTGTGAACACCTATGCACCTAAAAACAAGTTTCAGGAGCTGGTCTGCAAGATGCTCTCTCCGCTGCACGGCATGTTGGTGGAGACGGAGCGCATCGATACCGTGTTTGACGATATTGAAGCAATAGTCCTTCAGGCTGACATCGAGAGACCGCGCCGCACCACTGCGATGCAGTTCGAGACGACAACTGAGGCGTCGGACCGATACGGCAAGCTATGCCGTGCAGCGGTGGTCAGCGATGTCATCAAGGGCACGAGAGTCGGTAACGAGGTGGCTACGGTCTACTTCCATCCGGTGCAGGGCATACTCAAATACCTCAACAAGGGCGGTACGCAGCGTATGCAGCCGATAATCTCCGGCAAGGTGAGTGCTGAGTGGTTAGCACAGTATGTTGATATGGTAGAGAAAGGAGGCGAAGCATGACACGTTTCAAGACTATGCACGGTCTGCACAAGATGCACCGCGAGACCTCAAAAAAGCTGCGCTACGCTATCGGCATGAGAGTGGAAGTTACGCTGAAGGAAGTGAAGCTCATACCGCACTTCAGCTACCGCTGTCGTGCGAGACTTTGCACATACAGAAAGAAGTTGGCAGAAATCGAATGTGCTTGCAAGGCTATTGATGCACTTGTCGAAAGAGTAGAGAAAGGAGGCAAAGCATGATAACAATAGATTGTACTCCCGTACGAGTATTGCTCGATAAGGAGAACTTAGCGAACAAGATAGATCTGCTCCGCGACACCATCGACCGCCTGCTCGAAGAAACGGCGGAGATTAGCGACACGGTAGAGCTTGTCGATACCGCCGACCTTATGCGCAACCTTAACGAACTGCGCCGACAGCTAAACGAAGTTTTAAAAGCACAATAAGCAGAAAGGAGAATATTATGGAGACAACAAACAGAACAGATAGAGACGAGAACGAAGTACGCCGCGCTGAAGCTATCATTACCGTTATGGATGCTTACCTTGCTTCGCGATCACCGGAGCCTGGCAAATCTCAGCTTGGCGAGGAGTACACGGCGGAGTATAAGACAACGGAGGAGATAGCCGACGAGCTGCACAGCATCATGCCAATACACCCAATGGATATAGTGCTATACCTGCATGGCGAAGGCTACGAACTGAAGACCGCTGGGGACGGTACGCTGCGGTGGGAGCTCTGGCGCGATATGCACTACATGCTATAAGAGCCATAAGATGCAATCAAGAATCATACGATGGCATTAAATATTATGAACAAAGAGGATTGTTTTAGAATATTCCACGTAGAGGATATAATGGATCTTCCGCAATCAGTAATGAATATTGTAATGGGCGACAGAGAGCAACGCGATGCTATTTATAAAGAGTTGCTCTCGGTCAACCATCACGACATGAGCTTCGACTGGTTCCGTCAACTATATGAGGAGGAGTTCGCCCAACGCAAGAAGCAAAAGCAGGACTTCACACCAATGGAAGTGTCAGAGCTTGTAGGAAAGATTGCCGTGCCAACGACTGGTACCATACACGAACCAACGGCAGGTACTGGCGGTCTTATAATAAGTGCGTGGTGGGAACAATGCCGGCGTGTAATACCATGGGAGTATTTCCCGTCGAAACACATGATAACGGTATGGGAGCTATCCGACCGTGCTATTCCTCTGCTATTGTTGAACCTCAGTATACGTGGCATAATGGGGTATGTATACCATGGGGATGTTCTTGAGTGTGCTGTCAAGGCCCGATATATATTGCTTAACGAGAGCGATGACGCCCTTGGTTTTAGCGATGTTATAAAGGTTGGACCTGGTGACCGTATTGTAGGGTAAATAAAAGAAAGGAGGTTTGTAGACAATGACATTTTTTGAAGCTTATGAGAAATGGTTCGATGAACATAAAAATGAGGTGAAGCAGACGACGGCTTACGCTTATTACAGCATGGGCAAGGCCTTCTCTCGTATTATCGACCGTGATGCGGATATATGCACTCTTAATGAGACCACGATGAAAGCCTGTTTTGCGAAGTTTCGTGACGCAGGGGCCAGCAATCACTATTTATCAGACTTGCTCCGCATGTTCCGAATGGTTATGCGATTTGCCGGCAGCTCTTTAGGTGTGACCGGCCTGCCTTCTCTTGAGTGGAATATGAAGGATGTAACCACCGGGCGTATCAAGGGGACAGCAAGGCAACGTGTGAAAAGATTTACAATCGCCGAATACGACCGCATGATAAAAGTATTTGAAGATAATCCGACTCCCGGCAGACTTGCCATCGTAATAACCATGTTTACCGGTATTCGAATTGGCGAGGCGTGTGGCTTGAAATTTTCCGACATTGATTTCGATGAGGGCGTGATACACATTCAGCGTACGCGTGTGCGTACATCCAAGTCGTTCCAGAAGATACTCCGACCTGGAGAGGATTGCGCTACGCCAATCTGTACTCAATCTCCCAAAAGCGCTTCCTCCGACCGATATATTCCGATGATACCAAAACTCCGCAAAATATTGCAATCATACGCAAAAGTATTTCCTGGAGATTATTTTATCTCTTCGCTATCGACTAAACCAACGGATACACGTGTACTGCGATCCTGGTACGAACAGATGCTCAAGGCAGCAAATGTCCCTTATCTGAATTATCACTGCATGAGACACACATTTGCAACTCAAATGATAGAAAAAGGCATTGATGTCAAGACAGTGTCTTCTATACTCGGCCACGCAAGCGTAGAGATAACGATGGATACTTACTGCCATCCATCTGACGATACAAAACGTGCGAGTATACAGAAGGCTTTCAGAGGATTGCTTAAGTAGTTGTGTATTGTATGGCAAATGATAAATAGAGCCATAAGATAAAAAACATTTTTTTACATTTTTCGCTTGCGGCGCATTCTATGTGAATAGGGTGCGCCGCCTTTTTGTATTCTTACGTGCGGGCGGTTTGTGGTATCTTTGCTATCGGAATACAAAAAACAAGTAATATGATCACTCTTCTTCAGTCGCTACCCGCAACATGTTTCTCGTCGTGCATCCCCGACGTGATATATTCGTTCACTCCCTCCAGTGGCGACATCGGCAACGCCAGCCGAATAGGCACCACCGTCACCATTACCATCGACGGCAATGAGATATTCTCAGAACGTTTCTTCCCAATCGACGGCAAGATTACACTCGCAGAGCTCGACCGCCTGCTCACTCCGTATGCTCGTCAGAACTTGAGCATCAACCTCACCATCAAGATCGAAGAAGATGACGACGTTTGGGAGGATGGTGAAGGTACTGCCACCATCTCGTCAAAGATCATATACTGCGAGGCAGATATCAACACTCCTGCTACCGACTTCATCAACACGCATTTTCTAACGATGTTAGATGGCGAGAAGCAGACTGCTCTGAACCGCTTGGAGTACCTACACTACATCGGCACCGACAAGGCTTCCGTCATTGCCGAATACGACGATGGCACTACAAAGGAGTTCTCGCTCTCACCCGTTGGTGGCAATAGTCGCTATACTACGATTGATGTTACTCCGAGCAAGTTCGTTAGCGATACTGATAGTTGTTTATTAGGTTTTGGGGTCCAGGCTGGGCAGCGCAAGTTCCGGTTCTCTATCGATTTAGACGAACCTGACTGCGCTCCCATCCTGGTTTTCGAGAACTCTTTCGGTTGCGACGAGCTGCTCTACTGCACGGGTACACACACCGTGGCGCCTACCTATAAGCGTAGCCAGGGCTACATCGGCAAGTATAACCGCAACTACGAGATAGCCGAGACACGCACCTTCAAGGCTGACACGGGCTTCCTCACGTTCGCAATGGCGAATTGGGCTGACGAGCTCTTCCGATCTAAGAGCATACATGTGGTGAACTTCAAGGACGGACACCCAAATGTAGGCAAAGAGGTCATTGTCACCGACTCAAAGTCGGAGTACAACAACAACGACGAGTCGATGCCACGCTTCACCTTCAGCTACCAGTATGCTCAGCGCAACCACAACGTGTTCGACACGCTGCGCTCCGGACGCATCTTTGACAACACCTTCGACAATACCTTTGAGTGATGGGCGCTATACACTTTGCTGACATGCTGCGCCTGCTCGATCAGGCTTATCAGCACCGCTCACTTGTCGACATCCATGCGTGGGAGGGTGGCACCGGCGAGATGCTGCACTACAAGGGGTGGCTGGTGCACCACGTCAACTGGCGAGGTGGCTATGTGCGCCTGCGCAACCCTCGCAACCGTGCCATACGTGCATTGCCACAGATTTTTATCATACAAATCAATAACAAACGTGTTTACTTATGACCAATAGCAACACTCTTCTGCCAACATCGGCGCAGCCTGATGCCGAAGGCTTCCGCCGCTATCGCATAGCTCCGTCGGGCATAGGCTCGGCGGGGCAGAGCAACTCCGTGACTTCCGAGTATGGCTCCGACTCGAACACCATCTTCGACGATGATCGATTGCCTGGCAGTAATCTCGTGCGTCCAATCACCGTCGGCGGCAAGCAGTATAAGTACGTGCAGTGGGGCTACGACGACCAGCTGCCTTACCGTCTGCGCCGCGAGATAATGTCCAACATGATTACGGCGCAGTGCCAGCAGTTCAATATCGTGTCATGCTATGGTCAGGGCGTGCGCTTCGTCGACCGCAAGACAAAGCAAGATGTCTCCGAACCTGACATACTGCAGTTCTGCCTACGCAACTCGCTCCAGGAGGTATTCCTTGAGCAGGCTACGGATATGAAGTTCTACTCGTTCTCGGTGACGGTGGTCATCCTCTCGCGCGACGGCGAGCGTATCGTGACGGTGCGCAACAAGGATGCCTCCTACTGTCGCTTCGAAGCTGCATCGAGCACCCATAGTGGCAAGCCGGAGCACGTGTTCTATGGCGACTGGCGCTTGGGCTTCCTCGACGAGTCGAAGATAGAGGCAATCCCTTTACTCGACTACTGGGACCCATTAGGAGACCTCCTGGTGCGCATGGGTGCTGAGCCCGACCCACAGACGGGTCTGCGACGCAAGCCTACAAAAGACCGCAAATTCGCCATCGTGAGCCGTATGGCAACGCCGGGCACGCAGACATACCCCGTGCCTTACTACTCGTCGATATTCCGCGACACGTGGTTCGACATCTATCGTCTGATAGGCATCGGCAAACGCTACATGATTAAGAACACGTCGGCTCCAAGGGTGCAGATTGAGGTGCACGACGACTACTGGGATAACGTGTGCGACAACGAGATGATCTCTGACGAGCAGAAGCGCCGAGAGCGCAAGGAGCAGGAGAAGCAGAACATCATCGACTTCGTGACGGGCATCGAGAACGCCGGCAAGGCGATGATCAGCGGCTACTACGTAGACCCCAACGGCAAGGAGAACCGCATGGTGCGCATCGTACCGCTCAACGATGCCTCGAAGAAGGAGGGTGGCAACTGGAGCGACGATATGTCGGAGGCCTCGAACGCTCTGTGCTTCGCTTTTGGCATTCACCCGAATTTGGTGGGTGCCACGCCAGGCAAGAGCCAGATGAACAACTCGGGCTCCGACAAGCGCGAACTCTTTACGCTGAAGCAGGCTATCGAGAAGCCTTGCCACGACGTGATGTGCAAGCCGTATCACGTGATACTCCACTACAACAAATGGCATGAAAAAGCCACTGTTGACGTACCGATGATCATGCTCACAACGCTCGACAAGAAGCGAGATGCGAAGAAGGTGAGCGCAAGCAATGAGACTATAGAGTAATTATTAACATTCGCCTCGTAGCTTACACAAAGCTTAACGAGGCTCATAAGGCATAGTATGATAGCAATATTCAAAGAAGATTTTGAACGCTCACTGCCAGTGGGCGCATCAGCACACGACGAGGTATTCGAGGCAGTGTACCCTGCCATAGAAGCAGCACTCAACAATTACTACGACATGCTGCTCGGCGAGCCTGGTGCTCAGCGAGTTGAGTCGACCGACGAGAGCGAACCGTTAAAGTACTACTTTAAGATGTTGGTGTGCGTAGATGCGTTCCTCTCGGTGTTCAGACAGCTCGACCTCGTGCTCACTTCTACAGGCTTCGGCATAGTGTCGAACGACACTATATCGCCGGCTTCGAAGCAGCGTGTTGATGCTCTTGAGGGTCTGCTGCGCACTGCACAGTGCCGTGCGCGTGCTATGGTGGTACAGCAGCTGCGCTCTGAGGAGTGGGGTGTGACAGAGCAGGCGCAGAACTTCGTGCGACACATATACACGGAGCACTACTTCTTCTTTGCACAAGGCATCCCAAGCCGGTCGTACAAGGACTGGGAGGCTATGCAAGTGGCTATCAGCGAAGCTGAGGAGCAGCTGCGCGTGCGCTTCGCCGACGAGCAGATAGACGATGTACTGAAGGCTTATCGCTGCAAGGACAAAAAGAATATGATAGAGTACGGAGGGTTCGTTCAGCTGGTGCGCGACTTTGTCGACCTCTGGGCTGCCGACGGTGACGGAGCGCTGCACTCCGCTCTCTTCCGACGCATGGAGCGCCTCGTTGAGGGCAATCCGGAGACATTCTGCATTTACCCCACTACTACGGCGTACAGCTCTGCACACATGCTGACGTTCAGCAACAAAAAAGAATCTTCTGCATTTCTCTTCAATGGATAAAAAAATAGAACTCACATGCCCCAAGTCGTGGAGCGAGCTGACACAAGAGCAGCTGCGCTACACCTTCTTTCTGCTTTCCACCTTCGCCGACAAGGTGATGGTGAAGACATATATGTTCGTGCGCTTCACTGGTATCAACGTCATCAAGAAGAACCGCTTCGGATGGCAGTGTGTCTACCAGCCCGAGGGTGAGAAGCGCAAACGAGTGTTCTATCTGCAGCTATGGCAGATACGCTCGTTCCTGGAGCAGCTCGCTTGGGTGGACAGCATAGAGCAAATGGATAATAGGTTGGATGTTGTCCAGGGGCTCGAAGCTGTCCATCCATTGCTGCAGGAGGACACCGAGCACCATCGCATCATAACCTTCGAGGAGTACCTCTGCATGGAGAAGTACTACCAACGCTTTCACTCTACGGGCAATGATGACGCTATCGATGTGCTCGCCTCTTTCCTCTATCGCAATCCCGACTTCTCGCGACCAGCAGAGCTGACACTGACACCTGCGGAGCGCCTTGCCACGCTTGCATGGTTTGCGCACGTGAAGGTCGTCATGTCGCACGCCTTCCCACACTTCTTCCGCAGAACGGAGAGCGACGACGACATATCCGAGCTGTCGATGCTGCAGTCGTTCAATGTGCAGCTGCGTGCTCTCACTGACGGCGACGTGACAAAGGAGACACTTGTAAAGCAGACAGACTGCTGGCGTGCTCTTACTGAACTCGAAGCCAAAGCGCGTGAGGCTGAGGAGTTCAAACGCAAATATCCTAAGCTAACAAGTTAATACACGTGATATATGAAAGACTTATTTCCGGCTCTCGACTACTTCACTCAACTCGCGAAGAGCAACCGCCTCGCCACCGAGCACGACTTCCACCCATGCCTTTGCTCTGGTCCCGACTCGATACAAGGTGTTATGGACTCGTTCCGCAAGCACAAGAACTTCATCATGGTCGACGACACCACATCGCAGCAGACCTTCAGCAACGGCGTGGGATATTTCCGACGCGATGTGTACACCGTCTTCATCGTAGCTCACTACCGCTACGACGACATGGCGGAGCGCGAGCAGAAGTTGAACCTCTGCCGCCAGTTGTTCCGACAGTTTCATTCCCGACTGCTGCACGATCGCGACGGACTCGGCGACGAGCGTCTGACATACCTGCAGCTGAACAACATCTACTCTACTGAGCTCGGTCGCTACGCCATGAATGGTGTGACGGGACTCTACTTCATGGTGCAGAACGAACAACCTATAGACATTAGCTATGAGCAGTCAGAATGGACTTAAACCGAACATGACCGACGCCGAGCACCAGAAATGGCTTGAGGGTTGGAGCGAGTTTATGGTTAAGATGTGGCGCGAGCGTATGATGCAGTTCGCGCCACCAGTTTACGATACCGGTGCTTTGTCGCGCTCCGTGCAGGGTGTCATACATCCAGGCCCGGTGACATCGATAGAGCACCTTTTTTTGGAGTATGGCATTTACGTGGCGCGTGGTGTCGGTAACGGCTACCGGCATAACAACGGCGGCGACTTGACATTCCTGAAGGACTGGAAGTCGAACCCACACCACCGACAGAAACGCGACTGGTTCTCAAAGAAGTATATGTACTCGCTACACCGTCTCAACGAGTTCGAGGCTGCTTACTACGGCACTACATACAATGGTCTCGTGTCATCATTCCTACGTCAGCTCTTCACTGGAGGGTCAAGCACCATCGACCGCGCGGTAGCGCAGCTGTAGTGCTTTTCTCGTTTTTTTATTCTCACATCCATCGCCTTATCTTTGTATCATAAAAATAATATCAGAGTAATATGTCAACAAACAACGATAGCCTACGCAAAGACTTGGAGCAGATACGCGACGAGCGTGCTACTCATGCTAACACCGCACAACGCATCGGCAATGCGCTGCTGGGGCTGTTGCAGGTCGTTGAGCAGAAGCTGGACCTAAGCCGTTTTCTGCGACGCGACATTGACGACAAGGCAGAGGGGCATATACGCTTCTTGCGCGGACTATCTGTAGGTTCTGGTACACACGGCATGGCTCAAGATGGCTCAGCAGTACTGAGCAAGCTCACATCAATGCTTTACAGCACCGAATCGCAGTCGGGCTTCGGCTTGGTAGACCGCGGCGACGGCAAGTATCGCCTTGACATCACCGACCTTATGGTGTGGGGTAAAGCCATTTTCAACGAGCTGGAGGTGCGCAAGCTGTCATACGTTGGTGGCAATATCTACCTCAGTGGTGCTGGTAGCAAGATTGTGGCTGTGCAAGAAATCTATGACCTTCAACGCAACCTCACCGGGTGGAAGTGTTTCTTGCTCGCAGACGACGGCACAACGGCTACTCAGAACTATTGGAAGATTGGCGACCAAGCACGCTGCCAGACTTTCGACATTAAGCCTGGTGTGTACGAGGGCAAACAGAACCATCTCTACTGGCGCATTGTAACAGAGGTGAGCACCGAGGCTGAAGTGGTGACTAATGGTATGGGTGATGTGCTCTATGATGGCAAGTTGTTTAATTGGATCGTGCTCGCCAAAGGTAACAGCGCGGAGGGTAGCGATGAGCCAAATGCAGGAGATACCATTGTGCTTGACGGCTGCCAAGACCCTGCAAAGATGGATCGTCAAGGGGTGCTTATGTTAGAGACTACTGGACCTGACACGCCACGCATCGTTGCTTACAAGGGTGTCAATAGCTACACGCATGATGGCAGAGAGGTGTTCTGTCTGTCTCCGAATGGCTCGCGCATAACATCTACGTCGTTCGAGTGGGTCTCGTCATCTGGCCAGACTATACACATGGTGAACTACCGCGGCGAATGGCAGCGTGGCACTACTTACGACTATTACGACCAGGTGAACCACAACAACGCTGTGTGGCTCTGCACTAACGAGAGCGGTACTACAGCTGAGCCGGTAAACGGCTCGGCGGACTGGCTGAAGCAAATCGAAGGTGAGAAGGGCGAGAAGGGAGATCCTGGCGAGGATGGCTTGGCGTACCAAATAGTGATAACGAGCAGTTCGGGCACGGTGATGATTAACGGCACCGGGCAGTTGACTCTCGAAGCTAAGCTGTTACGCAACGGCGAGGACATAAGCGACACCATAAGCGATAGCGCGTGGTCGTGGCGAAGACAATCGGCAGATACGGCAGATGATACAACGTGGAATACTCTGCATGAGGGCATCGGCAGAATCTGCATTGTGAGTAGTGATGATGTCGTAAGGCAGGCGCAGTTTGAATGTGAGGTTTTAATTTAGATTTCATTTTTAACGATTTATATAGATATTATTAATTTAAACAAACAAGAAATTATGGCAAAAGTATTAGCGAATGGTCAAATCACAATCGTTGACCTTAACGACGGTAAAGCTGTTCAGTGTTTCACGCAAGCTTCGCAGGGTCAGACTCAGATCTTCACGCCCGATACTGGTGTGTACACTCCAAACTACTCGACAAGTGCACCTAACGTCATCACAGCTCGTGTGTATGTGACGGGTAGCTCGACCGACCAAGCTCCGACAGCAGCTTGTACCAATTGGAAGTGGACTGTAGATGGCGCAGCAGCGACACCGGTGCAGGGCAAGTCGTATCAGCTCAACATCGTCAGCAACATTGCGAAGAATGGCAGCGTGAAGAATATCGAGTGGGCATGTACATATACCGACCCCGAGACCAAAGCTACCACGGAGTGCAGAGGTTATCTGACTATCAGCCTTGCGAAGTCGGGTGGTGCTTTACAGACGGTGCAGATAGAGACTCCTGACGGCAACACCTTCGACTCTACAAATAGTTCCAAGCCATTGCGTGCTGTGGCTAAATTCTTCCGAGGCAGCGTGCAAGACACTACAATGACAAGCATGACGTGGGAGGTGCTCAATATTAGTGCTGGCACCTGGAGTGCAGTAGCTGCTGGCAACGTCACTACATCGGGTGGTGTGAGCACGCTGAATGTGAATGCCGATGATGTGCTGAACTTCCAGACATTCCGCTGCACGGTGAAGGATGGTGCTGATACTGCTAACGCCATCATCACTTTCTTCGATGCCAGCGACCCTTATGTCGTAGAGGTTTACTCACTCACTGGCGACAAAATTGTCAATGGTGCTCAGTCTACAGAACTGTTCGCACGTCTATGGAAAGATGGTCAGGTGGTCGAAGACGGCACAGCTGTTAAGGCTGACAGCACTCACGCCTGCAAATATCAGTATAAGTGGACTAAGTACAACTCGAACGGCGTAGCAACAAACTGGAGCGGCACATCAAGTCCAGTGAATGCTTCTACAAAGCCGTATGTCACGGTGGCGAACGCTGATGTGGCAGTGAGAGGTACATTTACTTGTGAGGTGTCTAAATAGGGCACCTCACCCTATTTTCTAAAAACAAAAAGATATGGCAACAATACTTGCACGTGGCTGGATAACCATTGTGGCTGTGAAAGATGGCGACAAGGGCGACAAGGGCGACAAAGGTGATAAGGGTGACAAAGGTGACAAAGGTGATAAGGGAACAGCTGGCACTGATGCTTACACTGTTGAGCTGCAAGGTGCACCTATCACCATCTCTACTTCTGATGACGGAGTACCATCCGGCACAACATCGGGCGGCATCAACACCTATGGTTATGCTACAGTAGTGTGCCGCAAGGGTGGTGCCGTCGTGAGCGCAAGTTCTATTACTATCAAAACGCCTGTTAACTGCACGGCAAGTGTGTCGGGCACATCGGTTCGTATCAACTCCATACGCACATACAGCACCGGTAGCAATACTATGTACTACACCGATGGCTATGTCGATGTGTCGGTGGTGGTGGGTGGCAAGACGTTCGTCGTGCGCCTGACGTGGCACTTAGACTACACCAAGTATTTCGGTGGACTAAAGGCAGATGCGAAGAAGATGCAGTCAAACTACACAGAACTGACGAATAAGGTAGACGGTATGCCACTGCAAACAAACTCTGCACTACAACAATACTCTTCCGAGATCCTGCAGTCGGCACGCGAGATATCTCTGAAGGTGGGCCACACTCTTGCTGAGCGATGCAATCTGCTCGTTGGCTCGTTGTTCCGCAAGCAAGGCGAGGGCTGCGATCTTCTGAGGTCTAAGATATACTGCACGTCGGCGCATGATGGTGCTAATGTGATATTCGCGCCCGATGCCAAGGTAGGCGGTGCACGATGGGGTGAAGCATTGAACTCTCGCAACATACACGTCACTAAGGGCAAGACGTACACGCTGACTTTCTGGGCACGCACGAAGTCTGCCAAAGTAGAAATTACGGGAGAGGTGGTGTGGCACAGCTCGGCAACCGATACGTCGCGACCAAGTGGATATACCGGTCCGAAGGGTAGTGCGAATTTAGGAGGAGCAACGATAACGCCAAGCAACGGATGGTATCTCTACCAGAAAACCTTTACAGTGGCAGCGAACGCCCCGTATGAGTGGATTTCCGTGGCGTGTGTAAAAACCGATAGCTCTACTGCGAGTCAGCAGGTGTACATCGCCCAACCTATCCTCATTGAGGGCACAGCGAAGGATTTCGTAGGTTGGAGTGCTTCGCCCAATGATTACGACTACATCGGTGGCAATCTTCTCGACAACACGCGCACGTTCGCCAAAACCGGCAATCTGATGCGCTTGGATGCCTCGGTAGTCACTAATGAGTCGTACAACAATGGATGCTCGGTAATATATGCCAACGCTGCTTCCAAATACATTGAGATGGCGCAGTGGAGTGTTAGCTCTATCATCAAGAAAGGTGAGGACTATATGTTCTCGTTTATGGCAAAAGGTAGTGGCAGCATCGACGCATACATGTGGAGTGGATCTAATCTAAGCATATTCGCCGAGGATAGCGAGCGCGATACAACAACGAGCAACGCCGACGGCGGACGTCGCTTCTATCTCACAAGCGAGTGGAAGCGCTTTTGGGTACACTGGCGTTCGGATGGCACTGGCATACCTAATTATGTCCTCATCCGTTGTATACAAGGCGGAAAGGCGTGGGTGACAATGCCGAAGTTAGAGGTGGGTGCAACTCCTACCGATTGGATAGATTCGGCAAACGGCTATGTGGAAGACAGCGGCATTGCAGCCAAGCTACTGCGCACTGGCATTGACATCGAGCAAGATAAGATTGTCTTCACGTCTGACAACGCTGTGTTCCGCGATAATTCTGGACAGGAAGTTGCAGCCTTTAAGGATGGCGGCATAAACGCCGACTTGGTGAAGGTTTCGCAAATGGAAACAAAGGCTGAAGGCGGAGCGACTATCAAGATTCACAACGGACTGCTGGAGGTAGCAGGCACTATAGGCAAGACTAACATACGCTTCGGTGTGAACGAAAACGGCATGGCGGTGATGCAGTATCTCGACAATGCAGGCAATATACTTTACGACCTTGGTCCTGGCGGCTGGGATGCTTCGCGGTTCTCTGAAGCTGTGGTTGCGAGAATCGGCGTCATGTCGGCTGCGGAATGGCTTGGCACTACAAGTTTTACGGAAATCAAGACGTATGAGGTAGGAAGCTATAGCGTCAAGCTGTCGGTAGCCACGGCAAGGACAGGAAGAATTATATTCGGAGCCTTGGATGGGATAGAGCAAGAAGGCGTGCTTGGTGAGACATCGGTACCTGCATCTTATAAGAATTTCTATCAATATACAGCGGCACGCAACAACGGCAAGTGTATGCCTGACGAAGACAGAGGTCTGACAACCGAGGCTCTTGCGCAGCAGGCTGACGGCAAATACTTTACGAGCGACACGCTTTTGGCACAGAACGGTAGTCTGATAAATCTCGCAAGCGGCGTTTATTTCTTTGTCGGAGATAAGACAGAAAAGACGGAAGCTCCGAGCACGGGTGGAAAATTCCCGGATAGACGATTGGGCTACAGTAGGTTCAGCAACGGTAAGGCACGGTCATCGTGGGTGTACAGCAGAACATGGAGAAAGGTGTAGACATTAAAGCATGAGCTACGCTATCGACGCGACGGAGGCTGCGCAATACTCAACATCGTAACAACATTATTTATTTAAATCTATAAACATGGAAGTAAAAGTAAGACGAATAGCACGACGTGACACCTACACTATAGGTAAGATGTACGTCGACGGCGCATACGTATGCGACACGCTCGAAGATAAGGACAGAGGACTAACCTCTAATATGTCGGTAGCGCAGATATGCGGAGTTAAAATTAAAGGCGAAACCGCCATCCCGACTGGCAGATACTTCGTCGATATGAAGACGGTGTCGCCAAGGTTCGGAGGTCGGGCGCAGTATCTTTTCTGCAAGGGCCGACTACCAAGGTTGTGCAATACACCTGGCTACCAAGGTGTGCTGATACACATCGGCAACACGGCGAAGGACACGGATGGCTGCATCCTTGTCGGAGAAAACAAGGCGGTCGGACAGGTACTGAACTCAACGGCAACGTTCCGCAAGGTATACACCATGCTGAAGGCTGCGGACGAGAGAGGCGAGCAGATTTGGATAACAATAGAGTAAGGAGGTGCAGATGGATATGGTTTTACAGATACTTTCGCTGCTTGTTAGCGGTGGCATCGTGGGGCAGCTGCTCTACTATAACTCGCGGAAGCGCAAAGAGGCAGCTGCAGCACAAAAGGAGGAGGACGCTAACGCCCTCGCTTACGCCCAGGAGTGGCGCAACCTCTACACTCATGAGCACGAGGAGCACATGGAGGAGCGCACAAGACTCAACAACAAAATAGACTCACTCTACGACGACATTGGCAAGCAGCGTGCGACCATTCGCCAGCTCAAAGACGAGAAGAACACGCTTCTAATGAAGACGCACGAGCTGCAGTGGAACGAGTGTACCGTGAACGGATGTATGAAGCGCAAACCGCCAAGAGATTACGGCAGGGCGGAGACCGACTAATAACCCTTTTATAACATTATGAATACATTAGATAAATTGTTAGAAATATTGTGCGGTGCGCTGTTAGGTTTATTATCCGGCGCATTAGGTTTGTTAGCCTGCGTAATGCTGACACTATTGTGCGGATGCTCTACACCGCAGCCAGTGGTTGTAGAGCGAGTGGTCGTTAAGACTGATACACTCTATAAGGCGAGGACGAGTGCCGACACGTTTCGGCTGCACGACTCGGTGTATGTTGAACACTACACTCGTGGCGACACAGTGTATAGGCTAAAGAGCGTGTGGCGATGGCGTGACCGCATAAGCGTGAAGACCGACACTATATATAAAGCAATGCTCCAGACCGACACAACACGCCTTCCCATACCAGTGGAGCGCAAGCTATCGACGTGGGAGCGCACGCAGATGCACGTCGGGCAGTTAACTATCGGCGCGGTGGTGCTTATTGTTCTGTCGCTGTTGTTGTGGCTGATACATCGCCGACGATGATGCTCCGCCGCGCATACCAAAATATTTTGGCTCTATACTTTGCAGTCTCAAATATTTTGCGTATATTTGCGGTATAACCAATTAAATCGTCTGCAATATGTTAGCAATACTTATTTTCAGCTGGATAGTATCAGTCCTTTTTGTAGTCTTAGCAGAAAGAAATAATGGCTATTCTTCATCGTTGAGTCACGATGAAAAAATAAAAAGAATTAGAGAAAAAAGACGCAGAGTAGAACAAGAAATAGCTGCTATGACTGCAAAGCGAAAAGAAGAACACCGTATATGGATGGAGCTTATGGGCTTTGCAAAAGAAGAAAAAAAAGAAACTGATAAAGACAAACTATAATATCGTATTTTTTCAGGGCTTATATAAATGCTACTTTTGGTTCACAAACCAAAAGTAGCATTTTTTATGGCAACAACTCAAACTTTCGAGACCATCGTCACGCTTAATGCACAACAAGCAAAGGACGAGATGGCAGCACTAAAGAAAAACCTCGACGATCTAAAGCAGAAGAAAGCCGAAGCTCTCAAAGATTCCGGCACGTCCGTAAATGATATCAAGCAGATAAATAAAGAGATACGAAAAGCAGAAGATCATGTAAATGCGTACAGATCGAGGGTTAGCGATACAATAAATACGCTTCAAAATCTTTCGACGGCTTCTATCGGTGAGATCGAAAAGGTATCACGTGTGCTCAAGCAGCAGATGAAGTCGGCAACAAATCCTGAGGACTACAAGCGACTTGAAGAACACCTTGAGAGATGTAAGGCACGCATTAACGAACTAAAGCAGCCTATATCGGCTACTCTCAGCCAATACAATACGGCTATAGCTGAAGCAACACGGCGAGCTGAGAATTTTGAGCAGGAGAACGCTCTGATAGACCGTACTCTAAAAAACATCAGTGGTTCGACTGCGCTTGAATTGGAGACATCGCTTAAACTCGTAAACGAGCAACTCGCCAATACGCATCGAGGCACCGAAGAGTATCACGAGCTGACAGAAAAGGCGAAATTGCTGAAAAAAGAAATAGCAGCCGTCGGTGCTGAGCAAGATTTGACAAAAAGCAAGTGGTCGAAATTCGTCAATATCTTTAACACCAATTGGGGTGCCATCACTCAAGGCCTTGCAGCTGTCACTGGCTTATCTGCGACTGTACGCGACTGCACCAATAAATACGCCGCGATGAACCAGGAGATGTTCAACGTCACTAAGTATACGGGGCAAGCCATCGAGGAGGTTGAAGAGATGAACGAGAGTTTTAAGAAGATGAACACCCGTACAGCGCGCGGTGAACTGAACAGACTTGCTCAAGATGCAGGTAGGCTTAGCATCACCAATAGAGAAATGGTAGAGGAGTTTGTCGATGGTGGTGACAAAATCAATGTAGCACTTGGCGACGACCTCGGCGATGACGCTGTTGAAAAAATTGGCAAGTTGGCGCAGATGTTTGGCGAGGACAAGACGAAGGGCTTGCGTGGTGCTATGCTTGCCACGGGTTCTGCTGTCAACGATCTTGCGCAGTCGTCTTCAGCTAATGCTGGTTACATCGTTGACTTCACTGCCGACTTGTCTGGTGTTGCCCGTCAGGCAGGCATGACACAAGCGCAAATCATGGGTCTTGCTTCGGCACTCGACCAAAATATGCAAGACGAAGCGACATCTTCTACCGTCTTCTCACAACTTATCACTAAGATGTTCCAGGAGCCGATGAAGTTTGCAAAGTTGGCTGGCGTAGAGGTGAGCACATTCACGACCATGCTGAAGACAGATGCGAATGGCGCATTATTAGAGTTCCTGCAGGCTATGTCTAATCGCGGTGGCTTCGACCAATTGGCACCAATGTTCTCGCAGATGGGGCTTGAGGGTACACGTGCTGTAGGCGTTCTATCATCAGTGGCTTCTAACCTTGATCAAGTGCGAGAGGCACAAGCTACAGCTACGCAGTCATACAAAGATGGTACAAGCGTTCTCAATGAGTTCAATGTGCAGAACAACACTGTGCAGGCAGGTCTCGATAAAGCGAAAAAACAATTTGATGACATGTGCATCGAACTCGGCGAAAAACTGATGCCAATTGCTAAATATAGCGTATCTCTGACTTCAATGGGCATAAAAACCTTGTACGTTCTTATAGAATACGTATCAAAACACATCGTTGTTTTGGCTGCACTCGCAACAACCATGCTGGTTTATAACAACGTCCTCACTGCCACGATGATAAAAGAGAAAGCATGGCTGGTAATACGAAATACAAGCAAAGTCCTAAATGTTGCATTAACAGCTTCTACAAGACTCCTTAGATCCGCTCTTTTGGCACTTGAGCTAACGTATAAGAGATTAAGATATGGTGTAGAAGCGTACCGGCTGGCTATGGAGAAGGCAAAACTTGCGAGTATCACCAACCCATGGGCTGCCCTTGCAATGGTTCTTACCGTTGTTGGTGTTGCTGTGTATTCAGCGGTTAAGGCTTGGCAAGCGCACAAAAAGGCTATACATGACAACCTGCAAAGCGTTAAAGAAGCCAACGCAATAAAGAAGCAGCAGGAAGCCATTAACAAGCGAGTAGCAGAGAGCTACATCGACGAGAAGACACGCGTGCAGCAGCTGACGAAGATCATCCGTTCAAACGCATTCTCGATAGGTGAGCGACGGAGTGCTATTGCCGAGCTGCAAAAAATAATTCCGGACTACCATGCTTCAATCTCCAAAGAGGGCAAACTATTTAATGAGAATACAAATGCCATCAATGACTACATCAAAAAGCTTGACCAGGCTGCTATGGCAGAAGCCATCTACGAGCAGAAGAAAGAAATAGCAAAGAAAAGGCTTGAGCTAAAACAGACGGTGAGACGCAAGGTGAATAATATTAAGTATGTTAATGCAGAGATAGAAGCTCACCCCGAAGCATATCGGTCACGAAAAGAATTCTCATCATTCGGTTTTGGTAGTGGACAAGTGACTGAAGGTAATAGACAACTTGCAAACAAACTTATCGAGCGTGCCGCACATGAAAAGGCCCTCAAGGCGGCACAAAGCGGGTTACGTATCTTGGATGCCCGAGAACGCGAACTTGTCAAACTCATAAATTCCGACGAGGGCTTACGCAAAGCGTTCGCCGATTTAACCATAAATGGCGGTGGCAACGGTGGCAACGGTGGCAATGGCGGCGGTAATGGTGGCGGTAATGGCGGTAATGGCGGTGGCAACAGCAATACCACTAAGACAGACCCAAAGAAAGAGAAGTACGACAAAGAGAGCTCTGCACTCAAGCATACGCTTGACACCGATGAACTGGCTCTCAAGCAGCAGCTCGAACGTAAAGAGATAGACGAAGACGAGTATGCTAAGCGAATGTATGAGAAGAAACAGCAGTATTATGTTAAGCTTGTAGACCTTCAAACAAAGTACGACCAGGACACAACACAAACACAGCAATCGATGGCAGATGCAGCTATCGCCGAGAGCGAACGACTTGTTGATGTTCAGGAGCGACAGATGACCGAGAGCCTTGACGCAAAGACGCGTGCATACAACACAGAACAAATGTCTCTTCTCCAGCAACGCACACAAGGGTTGTTGACCGAAGAGGAATATAACGAGAAGCTAAAAGAGGCAGAGAGACAATATCACCAAGACCGTCTCGCCATCATTCAGGAGCACGGAGGCGATGAATACGACGAACAGAAGTGGTTACTCGACAAAGAACTGGAGTCCGTACGCCAAAATGAAGAGGATAAGAAGAACGCACAAATGAAGGTACTCGAGGCGCAATATGACAACGCAAACAGTGCGAGTGGCCAAATGGCAGCTGTGCAAGCCATGTACGAACAACAGCTCATTACCTACGAGCAGTACCAGGAGCGCATGACGGAGATAGCGCGAAACAAAGAAGAGGCACGCAAGGCTATCATGCAGCAGGCTTTTAGTACGGTTAATACCATGTTGTCGGCTGCGTCATCATACTCGCAGGCTTGCTCGGATCTCGAAACGGCACGCATTAATGCCAACTACGAAAAACAGATAGAAGCAGCTGGCAATAACTCTAAGAAAAAGAAAAGGCTCGAAGAGAAGCGCGACAAAGAACTTGCTGCGGCCAAGAAAAAGGCCAACAAGCGCGCTATGGTGATACAGATAGCTCAAGCAACAGCGCAGACTGCTCAGTCGGCCATCAATGCTTATAGCTCTGCAGCTGCAATACCCATTGTCGGTCATATCCTCGCCCCTATAGCTGCTGCTACTGCAGTTGCTGCCGGTATGCTGCAGATTGCCACTATCAAAAAGCAGCAGCAAGCGCAGGAGGCTGGCTACTACGAGGGTGGCTTTACGGGCGGTTCAAGCTATCGACGCAAGGCGGGCATCGTGCACGAGGGCGAGTTTGTAGCTAACCACAATGCGGTGAACAACCCGCAGGTTCTGCCAGCTCTGCAGCTCATCGACGAGGCACAGCGCAACAATACTGTCGGTTCGCTTACTGCAGCTGACATATCGCGCTCGCTCGGTCAGGGTGGTGCTACGGTGGTGTCTGCGCCCTCGGTGACGGTCAACACCGACAACTCGGAGCTCAACGCCACCCTCGGCGAAGCTCGCGATGTTATCGACCAACTATCGCTGGTGCTCGCGCAGGGCATACATGCCAAGTGTTACATCGATGGCGAAGACGGCATTGCCAAGAACCTCGACCACTATAAAAAATTAAAATCGCATACATAAAAAACATAATATGATACACTGCACTATCAACGGAGAGGTGGGCTACCCGTCCACCTCCGACAAAATAAAATTAACGTATAACAACCCGTATGTCCAGGATTCGGGCGAGTATTCCTATGATATCTCATTCCCGATGTCAATACATCAAAACGCGGCTCTTTTCAAACACGTAAACCGCTTCGATGTAAAGAAGCGCATGTCGTCGTTCGATGATTGTAAGATATATGCAGATTACCGGCTTATCATATCAGGCAAGGGTACTATCACTTCTATTAGCGATACAACCGTCAAACTTCAAATTGTTGGCGGCAAATCGCGTATCAAGTATAATTCTGCCTTCGAGAAACATTTTATAGACGAGATCGATTATTCTGAGGGCGATTATGCTCTTTCTGGTCTCGATAGCCGATTTGAGAAAACCGTACACCTAAAAGACCGGCCAGCTATGGTTTATATTAACTTAAAAGACAGCCCCACGGTTTCATGCTACGCCGGCGTTTTTAATCCGGTTTGGGACGAAGCGAATAGCCGGTTCGTCAATGACATCTACTATCATAGAGGTGTCTTGACTGAAAAAAATGGTGCATATTTAAATGGTGGCAATCCTACAACGTATGTTGAAATGGTGCGCCTGGCTATACAGCCACGCCTGCAATATGTACTGGAGAAGGTTTTGGAGCATGAAGGCTATAGCGACCATACATTCAATTTCGATAGGACGCATTTTAGCAGGCTGTTTATCGTCAATGCGCACCCGACATTTAAGATCAAAGAGGCCTTACCGCATTGGTCGGTTTACACGTTCTTAGAGGAGCTTAGCAAATTGCTGAATGTCAGGTTCTTGTTCGATGACCTTAATTCCGCAACACTATAATTTAACTTTATTTATAAGTTCCTGAGCAACAAAAAGTTGCCCAGGATTTTG